TGCTACAAAATATGTTACAAATGCCAATTTCCCCAGTGTTTTCAATGGTTTTTTCTCCCCTGCTAAGGGAGTAGGCGTCTAAAAAGCGCGCGAGAGTTCAAATCTCTCCTTCCGCGCCAAAGTACCGATTTTAGCTGTTTTAAAGCTAAAATCGGTACTTTTTTATGCTTTTCGCCCCATTTTCTGCGTATTTTCAAAAAGCGAAAAATCACGTTATGACACGCTCTGTAACATAAAATCATTTCCCGTATGCTACATTGTATGCTACAAATTCAGTGCAATGCGAGGGGACTCCCCTATTTTTTGCTACATGGACTTTATTTTCCGAAGCATGGAATCATAGACTTTTCGGTTCACAAGCGATAATGTGTCCATAAGTTCATCAACGACCGCCCAAGCCTTTGCCGGATCTTTCCCAGCTACCGCAAGTAAAAACTCACTGTCCCCGTACTCGCCCACGGTAGCCGGTTCTGCGGTCACAGGGGCGGGAGCGCCGGAGTAGGAACCCACATACCTACCGCCGTCGCCCCGTTCCTCTTCCTGCATCTTATCGCGTATCACATAAAGATCTGCCAGTTTGGCATAATTGGGATAGCTGGATTCCTCATATTCCAGCCGCGCTATCTCCTTGCGGATCTCGGCTTTATCCAGCATATCATATCCCCCTTATGCCCGCTCGATCTGCTCCATGCAGCGGCGGATCGCGTCACGGGTTTTATCGTCGTCCGCGTCGCGCATCATATCCTCCAGCTGCGCGCGCATATGCTCGCGGGCATCAGCGCGGGTATAGCGGCCCATTGCGTCACGGCGGCGGCCACGGTAAGAGCTGCCCCGGCCGTAAGTACCGCGCATATCCGCCTCCCACTCGCCATCGCGGGAATAGCCGCCGTCTTCAGCCATCTCGATCTTGTAGGTATTCTTGATGGAACTCGTCAGCTTCTGGATCGCGTCCAGATCGCCCGCAGACATTTCACGCTTGTCGGCGATTTCGTCAAGCTCTTTGCAGAGCATTTCACGCAGGTTTCTCAAATCGTACATATTGCATCCTCCTTTCACGATACGCGCTCGACGATCATATTGCTATTTGCGAAACTGATCGCCTGCGCGCTGGTGTTCTTCGCCGCTACAGTCAGGCAGCAGCCGCGCGGGACTTCCACGAATGTGGAAACGAAGATGTTGAAATAGTTCTCAACAGCCGCAGGGGTTACGGCCGCTGTGGCGCTGCTCAGAGGTTCGCCGTTGATTGCAAGCGCAGCGGTAATGGTGCCTACTGTTCCGCCTGTAGGGATAGCGATATTCGCGCCAAAGGATACGCGGAACTTTGCCTTGCATTGCTGCGTAAGCCCGCGCAGCGTAACGAGCCCGCTTCCTTCGCGATGTACGATGCACGGCTTTCCGCAAGCCGCCGTGGAGATCAGCGGGACGTTCTGCCCAGCGGCGACAGTTTGAATCCCGGATGATGTAAATTCAGCCATAAAATCATTCCTTTCATAAAAAATACAGCGGCGGGACGATTGCCCCGCCGCGTTGCTATCGAGTATCGGCAATGGGGGCCGACCATTTTCGTGAGGCCACGAAAAAGCTCTACGATATGGAGTTGTTACGCGCAGTTGCCGCAGCCGTAGTTGTAACCACTGTTGCAGCAGTACGGATTCGCTACAACATAGGCCGGGCTGGGACTCGGGCGAAGCGTGGAAACAAGGTAATTGTTCTGTGCCGCCTGCGATGCCGCCAGCTGGTATCCGAAAAGCTGCTGGTTCTGCTCGGCGATCTTCGCGTCCTTCGCCGCAAGCTCCTGCGCCGTCAGACGCTGGTCGATGCTGCGGAAGCCGCAGTTCATCGCGTCGATGATGTCGCGCGTGGTGTTCTGCACGGTGTTGCGGGTGTCGCACGCCTGCGTCGCCATGTCGTAGCGCACCTGGGCGATTGCAGCGCGGTTTTCGCAGCAGCACTCCTGTGCCTGCATCGCCATGTTGTTCAGCTGCTGCATAAGCGCGGCCTGCTGATTACAACGAGAAAGTTCGGCGTTCTGGAAACCGCTGTTGAGGGCCTGCGTGGTCGTAGCAAAGCCGCCGGTAATGGCATTGTTCAGGGCAAACGTGGAATCGCAAATGCCGTTTGCCATACTGTCGAGTTTACGCTCAACACTTGCGAAATCGGACGTCAGCACGTAACCGTCCATCACGCCGCCGCTGCCATTGCCGCCCCAGCCGTTGCCGTTGCGTCCCCAGCCGAACAAAAACAGCACAATGATCCAGATCCAGTTATCACCCCACATCCCCATACCGCCGCCGTAGTTATTGGCAGGCTGGACGGGCATAGTCGGCTGAATGCCGCCATCAGTAAGACTCATAAAATTCTCCTTTCGTAGATTTTGAAATTTATCTCAATCGTGGCCACGAATTAAGATTCGTTTTATCCGAGCAGCTGCCGGAATTGCACAGCCATTTGCTGCATTTGATTCAGCTGCTGCTGCGTGATTTTCCCGTTCTGTACCAGTTTTTCTACCTCTGCTTTCGGGTCGCCCTGAAACGTCTGCTGAAACTGCCGGAATTGCTGCACCATATTTTGAAACTGCCCCATCTGGCCGGGCATCTGTCCGCCGCCGAGCGCATTAAACAGTGGGTTCATTGTCCGCCTCCTTCATCTTTCGCGGTCTGACGCTTGGAGCGGCCAGCTTCGCCACAAGCTCGTCGAACTCCTTGCGCGTCACGTATTCCTCCATCATGCCTTTTCGCGCCGCCGTGGGCGTTATAACGGCCTGTGCGCGCTCTACAAGGTCGTAGGTCGTCATGGCCGGTTTCCCGCTCGCGTCGGCCTTTTTCACGTACACGACAGGCGCATTCATATCCCACAATGTAACGGCGTTGTTAGGCGCTACAATGAAGTCGTTCGCCGCCTGCTCGTTCGGAACCCAGATGATCGACTGGTTCTGCGGCTGCTGTGGCTGCGGCTGATAAGCTGGCATCTGCGGCGCGGGCTGATACTGCGGACGCATCTGCATCTGCGGCTCCTGCATCTGCGGCATGGGCGGCTGATTGTAAATCGGCTGCTGATACACATACGGCTGTTGTCCAAACATCATGTTTCCTCCTTTGCCCAATAAAACAGTGGAATTTCACTCCCAGAATCCCACGTGTCAAAATAAGTCCCATCCTCCACGCACACAACGTGGCTTGATAACGCCAGCACATACACGCCGCGCGGATGATCTGCGCAGAAATCCGCGACGGTATAGCAGTCCGGGCACGTGTTCGGTATCACGTTCCGCGTAAATCCCTGCTGCCGGAGGTAAGCGCTCCATACGCTGTTTGCGCTTGGCAGATCGCCCATGATCAGCCCTTGCAGGCACAGGCCGATATACACCTCGTCCCAGCTCTTCCCGGTCGCCTTTGCGATGGCCCGGACGGTGCAGTCCCCGACCTTCTGCCCGGCGGGGTTTGGATTGAAATAAGAAAAGCCCATACCGAACACTCCTTTGATGTATCCAGTATGGGCCTTTTTGCGGCTTCTTGTGCCTCAGTTGTGTATCAATTTGGTTCAGAATTTAAGCCCGTGGTTATTCCACGGGCTTAGTTTTTGTTATTGTTCGTTTACAGCCAGAATCTCCGCCGCCATCGCGGCCACATACGGCGGGCATCCCCGCCGCCCGCCGCACCAGTCCTGCACGGTGCGCAGCGGGATTCCAAAATACTGCGCAAATCCGGTCTGCGTCAGGCTGTACATCTTGATCAGCTCTGGAATCGTGCAGTGCGCGCCGTCCCAGATCCCGCCGAGCAGTGCCAGCCGCTCCGCCGGAACCTCGGCGTCTTCGGCGTCGCCCCAGACGCTGGACAGCGCCATATCGGAGACATAGGCGTCGCGGTCGGTGTATGCGCCGGTTTCGGCGTAGAGAGCAGCGCGGATTGCGGGTGTGAGTTTCATGGTGGTACCTCCTTATATTTTTTCAACCGTGAGCACGGCGCTGGACGTCAGTCGGCATAGCATACCTCCCACGCGCAGATGTTCGCCGCATCCAACGCGGCAGAAATCAGCGCTTCGGCGTCCACGCCCAGAACGCCGGAGATGGACCGCAGAACGCCCAAGACATCCTCCGAGGTGTCAACGGACGCACCGTCCATTGTGCCGTCTGAAAAATTCCAGCAGAAGCCATCAGCAGTCACGGAAAAATACACGCGGCTGCCAAAATCACCGCAGGACATATCGTCGACTTCAACGGTGACGAGCTGACCACCTATGTCGGCCACAATACCCCCAGCATACTGCCAGTAGCCACCACCATTATTTGCAGTGTCCGGGTTATAGTGGAGATTTGTCTGCGCTCCCCACGCGGAAACGATATTAAACATGTCTTCCATCCTCCAATTTTGTGCCGTATTTTGTTTTGCTTCATCTTCGGTGCTGGAACACCGAAGCGGATTCTCTGCTTCTAACGATCAGAAGCAGTACGCGCTGATGGGCTGACCGTCGATGCGGACGGTGGCGAGTGTATCGTCGCTGAAATCGGGATAGTCAGCGTCTTCAATGCTGTCTGCAAGTTCGTCCAGCGTGTAGCCAAAGTACACGCAGAATGCATCGCCCAGGCAGGCATCCATATCGCGGCAGAGGATCGCGGACTGTTCTTCCGTGTCACCAGCCTCGGTGGCAATGGCAGTGCAAGCAATGAGTTCGTAACGGTTGTTGATGATCTTGGTTTCCATGATGTACCTCTTTCCGGCTTATCGCCTTGCTTTATCTTATGGCCTTATTATACACGCAATGCGTGTAATTGTCAAGAGGAAAATGCGGAAATTTTTAAAAATAAGCGCCGATTTCTCGGCGCTTATCTCAGTTATACAGTTTGCTGGATGTCCGCTGCATCTCCCGCATGATCTCCGGCAGGCGGCGCTGGACCGTGGCGCGGCCCAGAAACAGCTCTGTTGCAACGTCTACCTGGGGAAGCTTATCCACAAAATAGAGCTGCGCGATCTTCTCATTTTCCCGGCCAAGATTGGCCTGATAGATCACGGCCTCCATATCCTTTCTGGTCAGCCTGCCCAGCTCTGGCGGCAGCTTGGCCCGCGCCTGCGGCGACATACGCCCCGCCTCCTTACTTTTCCTTGTGATTCAGCACAGCGATATTGCCCTTGTTGCTCACTTCGAGATCCAGCGCGGCGGCGAGATCCCGCACCTTTACGTAGTTCGTGCCGTTTTTCAGGATCCGCTCGACGGCGACTTCCTTGCCGTCCACGATGATTTTGCTCTTTTCTACCATCTCAGTTTCCTCCTCTGCATTTTTTCCATCTTCGAGGGCCATCACGGTATGGCCCGAGCTTACCAGTACGTCCCCGCGCAGGAGATTGGCGTCCGTCGTCAGATACTTGCTGCCGGTCAGCAGCTCGAAGTCTCCCGTCGCAGGCCAATCGTGCAGCATACAGTAGGTGGTGCAGCTGTTGCCCTGCTTTTTGTAGAGCGCGGCGACGGCCTCACAGCCTGCGGCCACGGCGCAGAGCGTCATGAGCGCGGAGCAATCCGTCTCCACTGGCTCTTCAATCTTGCTCACGTCCCATCGGACGGCCTTTGCGGCCTCGTACGCCGTGTTCCGGTCGCTCATATCGTAACCGATGTTCCGGTTTTTAATGGCCGCCTCGCACGTCTGCGCGGCCCGCGCAGCCTTTTTGCGGCTTTTGTAGCGCAGGACGCCGAGCCAGCGGCCATTGTACCAGTTGGAGATATTCAGCTCCCGCCCGGTCTGATTGCCGGGCTGCTGGTTGCGGCCGCCCGTCTCGCCGAGACTGGCCTGCCCGATCTTGATGCTCATTTCTGCGCATCCTCCTTTGTGGCGTTGTCGATCGCGTCCTGCGCTTTCTGGCTCTGTGTGCCAAAGTAAAACGCGATCACGACGGTATATACCATCATAAAGTCCTGCGAGATCTTCCCGGCGACTGCCATGTACGCAAATACCGCCGTCAGCACCAGTGTGACGATAGATTTGACGCTCAGCAGATTGCCGAGCCGCTTCTTGATGTTTTCCATATGTATGCTCCTTTCAGTCCTTTGTTTCGCTTTCGCTTCTCGTCGCAACCGCGTCAGAGATTGCGAGGTTCGCACGAAGCATTGTATCCTCCAACTTTGTCAGGGCGATACTTCTATTCCTTCCCGCCGGGAGCTGCATGATGAGCGCTTCCGCTTCTTCAAGCTTCCCCCGAATGCTTTCCGACAGGTGTTTATCCATCGGTTCAAAATTCACTCGCTTATACATATTGTGTACCCCTTTCGTTATTCTACCGGATCATTCTTTTTTGCAAAAACCCGCTTGAAGGCAAGCAGGCCAAGCTCTGTGATGGTTGCCCAGCCGGTAAAGCCGAGCACGTCGGACAGGTCGACCGACGCGCCGAGCTCCGGGCTGCGGATGACTGCAATTAGGACGGCGACGGTTTTCAGAGCGCAGGCCCAGACAATTACCGTCGTGATGAGCTGGAGCAAGTACACAACAATGGTTCGCGCCATTTCCCCCTTGCTCCACTTGCCTTTTACCCGCATATCTGCCTCCCAATTTATTGCGCACTGCTGTGCCCGCATTGCGCCTCCAGCTGGTGCAGGAATTTTTTCACGTCGCCGTTCCCGCCCATTTTTTTATACTTCTCTCCGGCGATCAGGCGCTCGGCCATTGGCATTTCCTCGCTCATGATCGTAAGGCGGAGGATTGCCAGATACTGCTCGTCCTGATGCTCCTGCATTTTTCCGAGCTTTTTGTCGATCTCGGCTAGATGCGCCTCCTGCGTTGTGGCCTTGCCGCGCTTTTTCTGAACCGCGCTGACGATGGCATTGACTACCGCCGTCAGCGCGGATGAGCCAAGCGCGGCGCAGGCGAGGGTGACGATGATGGTTTTGGTGTCCATTTTTCTGTACCTTTCTCTTTTATTTGCCGGGCTAATCGTCCGCCATTTTGATGTAGGTAGTGGTGTCGCTTGAATAGCTGATGCTTGGCAGCGTCGTGCCGCCGAGGACGGCGTAGAGGGCCGGGTATGCAGTCTGATCGAAGGTTGAGCCATCGCACGCGTGCCACGGGGCGGAGAGGACGCGGACGGTCGTAAGGATATCGCCGACGTGATAATTCGGCTCCGACAGCTTCCCGAATGCCTCATTTACCATCGGGTTCGCCGGTGCGTCGCCCGCTCGCCAGATCTTTGCAGCGCTCTGTGCCGTCAGCAGGTTTCCGGCCGTGAGCGGCGTCCCGGCCTCCAGCGGCTCGTCATCCGGGCGAAGCCATTCATACCGCAGAAGGCTTCCCGCCGCGTCATACACCCCATACCGGACAGCGCCGTTTGCAAGATCATTTGTGCCGATTCTATCCCGCATGGCTATTCCTCCAGCGCCTTGATGTAGGCATTGCTTCTTGTGTCCGTCCCGATGGTAGGGATTTCTTTTCCCGCCGCGCTATAATCGCAGTACGCCAGCCCATTTGATGATATGTATGCCGCTCCCCCGTCCGGCGATAGTGCAATACTGTCGACGCCGCTCCCCAGTACGTCTCCATATACCGGGCCGGATGCTGGAGCGCTGATCGCAATGATCTTTTCCGTTCGACCAGCACTTTCAGATTCGCTTGCGGTTTCCGAAAGCACTAAAAGCCCGTTTTCGTATTTGCCGTTCGTATAGTTGTCGAGCGAGTACCCATCGGTTTTGTAGGAAACTACCTTCCCGTTTTCCCATGTTGCACCGTAGTCCGCAGAATACCTGTATACCATATATCCGCTATACATCGTGGTTCCCGCACCAGAGAAAGCAGAGTTCACCAGTGCAAAAAAAGCAATTATATTTGCCCCACAATGGTAAGCTGACATCAAAGCGTGATAGGTGTACGTCGACGGCTGGTTGAAGGACGGAGTTAATTCTTTGATGTTTACGCTGCTGACTGCCTCCCACTTCGGGTTGATCAGGGTTTTTGCCTTTGAAGTCTCCAGTATGTCGCTGGTGCTACAGTTCAGCTTGTAAAAGCAGTCCTTTTCTTCGGCGTAAAATACAATTCCGCTGATAAAATCTGGGATGCTTACTATTTCCTTTGTTGTTTGGTTTACGTAGCTGGCACTTACTTGTCTTCCCGTGTAATTGTTATAGGCTCCGTATTTGCCTCTTACTACGTAGATATACAGAACGTTTGGCGTAATAAACATCTTCAGTCCAGAGCTTCCAGGCAGGCTGCCGCTTGCATATAGCGCAAACGGCGTATCAAGGCTACGCGTTGTGTACACTCCGTTTACCTCTGTGGAGTCTCCGGAAAAAACAGCGTAATAAGTGCCGTTTGCATACTGCACATCCGATACCAGCGAGAGTCCGGTCGGCATATCCGCCTGCTGCGTCCACGTCCCCAAATCGGGCGATGTCCAGAACTTTCTGTCGCACAGGCCGACCCATTCCCCATTCAGATACCACACAGCTACAGGCTGAATATTCGATGTCTTCAACGCCCACGGAAGCGGCGCGGCAGAGCTTCTGAGCACAGAAAACAATTTTGGATACTGCTCCTGCGATACAGTGCGCCCGTCGCACGGGAGCCATGCGTCGGAGAGGTCGGTGCGGGCGGTGATAGCGATGTCGCCGACTTTGGCCGTACCCTCCGAAAGCTTGCCGAGCGCGTCGTTCACGGTCGGGTCGTCCGGCTTCTTCGAGCCGGGCCAGATCTTCGCGGCGGTTGCATCGGATAGCAGATTTGCCTTGTTGAGTGGCGTACCCTCGACGGTAGGCGCGTCCTCGCGCTTGAGGTATTCGTAGTGATCGAGCGTGCCGTCGGCGTTATACACGCCGTAGCGGATCGCGCCGTTGGCTAAAACCTGTGTTGGCTGCCTATCTTTCATGTGAGTAATCCTCCTGTGGCGCACTCCGCCGCGCCGGTGTGGCGAAAAGATTTTGCAACGTTGACGATTAAGTCTTCGCAGAGCGCAAGAATGCGCTCGATATCGTTTGCATCGGTGTAGGTCAGGCGGCCCAGCTGCGGCGCGTCCGGCGTCCCGGCAGGATACGCAAGCGCGTCGCGGATGGATTGCACCTGCTTGCGGTATGCCTCGGCCTGTGATACCGTCATAATGTCCGTTACGGCCCAATCGGTTTTAGCCGTCCACGCGATGCTCTTGCCGCAGATCGAGCCGAGGCGGCCCGCCAGATAATTCAGGGCCGTCCCCACGCGATTCATGTCGCTTGCGTTGTACGCGCCCTTCATCCCGGCCAGCCATTCCGCCCGCTCGCCTGCGCTCATGGCCAAAAAGCCCTTCGCCGCCAGTTCCTTCACCCGCTCCACGTCCGCCTGCGTCCGGTCGGTGACGAGGGTGACGATGATGGTCTTGGTTTCCATGGTGTTCTCCCTTCTTCTCGTAAATTACGCCTGTTCCTGCCAACCAGCCGGATATTCCGCTGGTGAAAATACATTCCCGTCAATCAAGCTGATGTAATGCTTGCCTTCAAACGTCACCTTGTCACCCTTATTGTAGGCATCATGCGCACCCGTAGGTTGCACAAATTCCGGCCATTCCTCTAGTGAAACGATCACAAACAGTGCCGGTGTAATATCCGGTGTCCAGTCTGCCTGTGAGGTATGCGCCTGCACCACGCGATATAATACGCCATTGTATTGCAGCCGATCATCGACCGCGTAAGAATGGCCTGTCACCCACTGTGGGAATAACTCTACTGCTTGCAGTGCATCCTCATCGGGTAAGCTAATAGACGCTTTTTCAATATAGGGTCTCAATGCTCTGGCTCTTTCTGTGTAACTCATCAATCTGTCTCCCCAAGTAAAATTTTCGCCGCTGTTTCTGCATCTGTGAGTGGCAGTGCCGCGCCCATTTCCTCATAGCTGCCTTCTGGCTCAGTACCTTTCAGCGTATGGTCTGTGAGATGAAACACCATGTCAGAAAGCACCTGATGTTCAGTTCCTTCTCTATCTGTAATAATCACAGCCATCTTAGCGCAAAATCCTTCTGCTTGATCTTCCTTGCACGGGACATAACAACCGTTGCCGTGTAGTCGAATGGGCACAATACTGTCTGCATACCCGGCAAACGCGCCGTCCTGTTTTACTGCATACATGGCGTCCCTCCAAATTTCTCTTGATAGATTTTCTCCAATCGCTCTGTACTTGCGGTTCTCAACCGATTTTTCCAGTAGCCGTTTTCCTGCCCCGGCCATTTTTCATCCGTAAAGTCTTCGCCGCAGCCGTTTTTTTCATACCAGCGATAAAGGCGTTCAAGCATTTCCTGCCGCATCGCGCCCTCTGGTGTATTCTGCCTAAAATGCTCCCATCCGTTTTCGGATGTCGCAGCGCATATCCGCCTGCCATCTGCTGCAAACAGGAACCCTTCAATCTCCGATACCGCAGTTCCATATCGGAGATTAAATTCTCCATCGATGCCATTCCCGCGGAAACGCTTATACACGATATACTCCATGCGCTTTTCCCTCATACGCAAAAGCCGGGTGGGAAGCCGAAGGAAGCGCGCGCGGTGCGGTCTTCGACTGTCCCGTTGGTGTTCACATTCTCGAAACCGTCGGAGCTGCTCGCAAGCGGAGAACGGAGCCACCAACGAGCGGCGGTGCTCGTTCCGTTGTGCTTGTACTTTACCTTGCTGTTTCCAGCGGAATAATAGGCGTACTGCGCTTGCTTACTCGCCTCGTTCGAGTTTGCTCTCGAAATGCTCCCGAAAACCTCAAACTCCGAGAGGAGGAAAAAGTAATCCTTTGTCGCCGTGACCGCACTCGCGGATGTGCTATTATTTCCCGTATTGTCCGTGTACTTGGTAACGGACTTTAGGACTGCACGGAGCGCCGCCGGAATGACTGCGATAATCGTTCCGGAATAGCTCGAGAGGCTTGTCCCGCAAATATTTGTACGCATTTGCGAGCTCGCCCATCCGCCGGAGTTCGTTGCACTACTGTTCATAGAGAAATAGCCGGTTGTCGAAACGGGCGAGGTATAGTAACTGTCGCAGAAACACACGTCCGTACCGCCGGAGAGCGCCGTTTTGCCTAACTGGAAATGAATACGGTTTTCCCCTTCTAGGCTCGCATTATGGTTGAATCCAATGACAAATGCGTATATTGTGTAATTAGATAGTGTAAGATGTCCAACCGTGCCGTTTAGCGTTACCGCCTTTCGGTCGCCAATGCTCCAATAGTTCGCGCCCTGTCCCGCGTCGGATATATTTTTTATTGTTTCCCAAGTATTTTTATTCAGTGTCGGATATACAAAATTAAGCGACACCGCGTAGCTGTCCGTGATAGCTACGGCTTTTGTGTCAGATGTTTTCCCGTCCAGCGTAGCGGATACTCTCCATGTGCCGATCTCCGGAACGGTAAGCGTACAAACTCCGGTGCTGTCAGATGTTCCGGTTATCGTTTTGGAGCCGTTTGTCGCCGTGACCGTCGCACCGGCAGATACTGTTACGATCAGCTGCAGAGCGATTCCGGTCTGAATCGTACCGATTACTGCGGCAAGCCCTTCGATGGTCTGTGCCGCAGGGGCTGTGCCTCCTTTGGCCTCCACTGCGTCATACGCCGCGCCGACTGCCGTTATAATGCGGTCGATTTCTGTCTGTACGCTCATGTCTGTTCCTCCTTTAAATCGCGGCGAGGGCGTTTTCGATGTCGTCTGTCAGGCCGACTGTGCCGCCGGAGGTATAGCCTGCGGGAATGGCTACGCTGGTCTGCGTGAGGCCGTCGATGGTCTTTGCAATCGCGCCGTTGTTGGCCATGGTGCCCTCGACCTTGCTGCCGTCGGCCAGCACGATAAACTTTCCGTCCAGCACGTCAGCAGCTCCGGCAGTCACGCCGGAAACGTCCTTGTACTTGTCGGGGATCGCGCCGACCGTGACCTTGCCGAGGACTTTGCCCTTGGTGGGCGTAATGTCCTGTGCGGCCTCGGCGGGCGTGGCGGACTTGTTTTCCAGCACGACGGATACCTTGCCCGTGCCGGAGTGCTTACCGGCGGGTACAGTATACTCCTGATTGCCTGTCGTCGCGTCCAGGACCTTTTCGACCGCGCCGTTGTCCGGCATGGTGCCTGCCTGCGTCACGCCGTCGGCATCGATAAAGACTTTATTCGCCAGCACGTCGGCAGGCGCGGCGGTCGTGGCGGAGACGTCCTGATAGTTTTCCGGGATCGCGCCGACGGTCACACCGGACAGGCCGTAATAGCCCTGATCTGGTGTGACGGACTGCTGCTCCTTCGTCGGCGTGACGGATTTGGCCTGCAGGTTGTAGTTGCCGCCGCCGGAGACGCCCTTGACCGTGCCGGAGCCGTTGTGATAGCCCGCGGGGATGGTGTAGGATTCGCCCTCCTTGACGTTGGCGTCAACCGCGCCCTGATTTTTGATGGCGGCGGCCTTGTCGGTCAGCGCGTCGAGTTTGTCCGTGCTCGCGGCAAGGCCGAGGCCGACGAGCCAGGTGCGCAGCTTGTTCCGCGCGGTCTGCAATCTGGTAATTTCGATTTGTGTGCTCATAAAATCACTCCTTTAGATTGTTGCCAGCAGGGCGTTGATGTTTCCTACCTCCGCAAACACAGCGGCGGAGGTGACAGGCTTAGTGTTGTCCTTTTCGACTGCGTCCGCCGTATCGACGGACAGGGTGTTCGTTTCCGCGTCCAGCTTGAGGCCGGGGCCGATGTTGTAGCCGCCGCCGGAGCCGCCAGCACGCACGGAAACGTTAAAGGAAACGTCAACCGGATCGCGGTTCTTGAGTTCAAATTCAATGCCGCCCATCACAACACCGCCTTTGAAAGCGCGTGCGCAACGTCGATCTGCTTGATCTCCGAGCCAATCACGTCACCGCTCTTGAATTTCACGCGCACCTGCATCTGCCCGAGCTTCGGGAGCCGAAAGGTCTCCTGCTGGGTGAGGGGAAACAGAAACTTTCCGTCCTCGTATCCGATCTCTCCCGGATAGCTCTTTTGCAGATAAAGCAGAGAAATTTCCACCTTTTCAACGCTTGCAACGTCCAGAGGCTGCCCTTTATTCTTGATGGTAACACTAAGGTTATACGAATCTCCCTGTACCAAATGTCGCACCTCCGTTCTATGTGCCGATAATCTTGCATTCTGCCGCTGCGATTCCGCTGAGGCGAATGCCCATACTGGTGATCGTTCCGGTGATCTTCGTGCCCCACGGCGTTGTGGTCTGCACGTAATCGCCCGGGGCTTCCTTGTCCATGACAATTTTGACACTGTGCGTCTGACGGCGCATATAGTAGTCAAAGACGTGCTGCGCGACGGCGGCAACGTTGTCGCTGTTGACCAGCGTAGCGTCGCGTACCTCGATGACGTTCGGCTTGGTCTGTGTGGTGGCGTTCGGATTGGTCTTGGACGTGACAGACGTCGTGTGATAGTAGGTCGTACCGCCGACCTCCACGTTCTCCCCGCTTCCGGACGCCGAATAGCTGTGTGCCGTCACGCGGATCTCCGTGACCACTGCCGCCGTTTCAACGCTGCCGCCCGTGTATGTCCGATCAAGTGGGATCGTGGCAGGAGCTGCCGCTGTGAGCCTCCGGACGCGCACGCCACGCGACGCGCTTGTGTCAATGGTCGCACGAAGCGCGAAAACGATCTGTTGCAGCGCTTCTCGTTTCGTGCAATCCGGGATATAGCCGGTTACGGTCTCGTCTTCCAGTGCAGGGTCGAAGTCCAGCGTGAAGTGCGCGCCGAGAATCGAGGTTATCAGCTCCTTCGCGTTTTTGCTGCTGTAGACCGCCGCCGCGAACGGCTCGTCGTCCAGAATGCCAAGCGCGTCCTGGCAGGATACATCATAGAGCCGTTCGCTCGACCGGGACGAGCTCTTGATGTAAAAGACGCCGATCAGCTTTGCGCCGTCGTAGGCGCTGACGGGCTGCTTCTCTTGGAAGATGAAATCGATATCGTCCGAATTGTCGAGCGTGAAATCCAGCGTGTTGATCTCCACGTCGTCAGAAATCACGCTGACGCCCTCTGTGACGTTGACGCTGCGCAGGTCTTCCCGCTCGAATTCCCGGACGATGCCGAAGAATATCTGCCGGAGCTTTGCATAGCGGTACGGCAGGCTCGTCTTTTTCAGCTCAATCACGAGCTTGTTGTAGCCCGTGACGGGCTTGGCGCAGAAATATTTCTGGCCGTCCGGCGTGAAGTCCTGCGACGCGACGGTTGTCTCGCCGTTGTACCACGTCATGGTCAGGGCGCTGCAATAGTCGCCGGTGCCACCGTCAAAATAGAGGTAAATTCCGGAGCTTGCGAACGTGCCGTCCAGCGTGATAGTCAGCGTCGGGTTCGCGTCAAAGGTGCAGTCCGCTTTGCTCGGAGCCGAAGACCAGAACGCTGCCCGCTCGGTCGTGAGGATCGGGCGGGAGCCGTCCAGCACCCACTGGTTCAGCTCGTTTGTTGCGACGATCACCGGCTCTGTGCCATACGGCAGTTCCGGAAGGTCGGAGAAGGGCTTCGCAGCGGTGCTCGCCACGCTGGCCGCCTCCGCCGCGCCTACCGCAACGTCCTCATAAATCACTCGAACGCTCATACCGGAACCCTCTTCGGTTTCATTGCAACAAAGTTAATCGATAAGTTCTGCCATTCGCTCCTATCGCCGTATCTTGATACAAGTTCATCTTCTCCGTTTGCCACATAGGCATCAAACGTCAAAACAGATTGCGCATACGGGACAGTCAGAACGTGGCTATCGACCGGCGCGGAAATGTTCTCGTAAAACGCATCATATTCTGCAAGATCAGACGAAACAGGATCGATCTCCAAACTGTAATTGTAAAATGTACCGATAATGTCGCGCGTCATCGCGCCGGTCATCACGCGGCCCGCGTTATCGCCGTCGAGGACGGAAAACGAACGCTTTAGGCTCACAACATGCAGATTCGGATACTCCTTGCCGTCAAGGCTCAAAATGCTTGTCATGCCTTCACCCCCGCAAGCTTCACTCCGACGCGCTGTGTTTCCTCGTTGTTAAGGTTATACACCGCGCGTCCAAGTTCTCTGTGGTCGAGCTGCATAACAACCGTGATCTGTCTGCCGCCCATGCCGCCCGTTTCGTTCATGGCCTGCTTGAACGCCTGCACCATTGTGGCAAGCGGCGTTTCGATGTTCGTCCCGCTCTTCTGGTCTCCCAGCACAGCCATAAACTCCCGGTTCGGCGGGATGACCGCGCCGGACGCGAGGCGGGGCAGCGATACACGGGAAACAGGCGTAATATTGATGCCAAATGATTTTCCGCCAACAAGCGGAACCCAATCTGGAACTTCAAAGTGGATTTTGTTCAAAGCGGAAATCAAAAGGTTAATTCCGTCAATGATGAAGTTAATCGCGCCTTCGATTGTACCGACAATGAGATTCCAAACGCCTTTCAGAATATCTAGGACACCGTTCCATGCTTTCTTCCAGTCTCCGGTGAATACGCCGGTCAGAAAGGTAATAAGGCCGCTGAGGATCTTTTTCCATGCGTTGTACTGGTCGGAGAACAGTTTTCCGATCGTTTCAAAAATCGCAGCAAGTGCCGGGTTCTTGCCCTGCAGCCATGTAATAAATGCGCTCCACGCGTCCTTGATGGAGTTTACAATCGCGTTCCACGTCTGCTTAAGCCCTTCCCAGATCTGCTTTGCACCTTCCGCTGCAAGTTTCAGGTCTCCCGTAAACACGCCCTTGAAGAACTTCCCGAATCCGTCTATGATTTTTTTCAGCCCTTGAATCAGCTCTTCCCCGTGCCCGGTAAAGGAAACAAGTGCCACCAAAGCGGCAACAAACCCGGCAATCAGGAGCGGAATCCAGCTGCCCGTCAGGATGCTGATCCCAATACCGGCGGCAAGTAGTCCGGCGATGATGGTCAGTGTGTTTTCCAGCGTAAAGCCGTTTTCGATCACATCTTTGATCCCGACGACTAACATCGCAAGGCCACCTACCACGAGAGCGATTGCCGCAGCGGTCGGGCCAAATGCGATTGCAAGTCCGGCAGCAAGGGCCGCAAGCCCGGCGAGCATGCCGAGGAAATTTTGCAGATCAATTCCGTTATTCCAAGCATCCAGCCAGAAGTACACAAGCGCAAACGCACCGGCAACTGCAAGAGCGATGCCCCAAATCTTGCTCAGGTCGTTCGTGAACAAGCTTGCAATTTTCCAAGCGAGCAGCCCGGCTGCAATCGCACCTACTAGGCCGAGAATATCGTGGAGTTTATCCTCCGCCATGTCGAGGTTTGAGAAGTCCGGCGCGATATCCGTAGACGCTGCCCCGCCTGCGCCGCCACCTGCCGCAGAAGCGGAATTATCGGTTAGCTGGTTGATCTCGTCAAAGCTTGCCATGCTCTTACTTGCGTCTTCCGCCGCAGAGCCGACACCTTCCAACGCTTTCTGTTCTGCATTCAATCCTTGTGCGGCTGATTTCTGCGAAGACCAGCTTTTGCCAGACAGCATGCCGAAGAACTTTGCGATAGCTGTAACAACCTGCGTCAGAATGTCCACAAGCTTCACAAAAACGGGAATCACGACTTGAAGAATCGGCTGGGCCAGCGTCAAAAACGCCGCCTTAAGCCGCGCAACCGCTGCACGCGCCACCTCGTTCTGCATGATTGTTTTTCCGAGCCATGTTCTAAGACTTTGCAGCGCTCGAGTAATCAGAGAGAACACCAGAACGCGCTTAAAAAGCCCGGAAACACGCTTGCTGAACGTGTTCATGCTGTCGGAAACATTTTTTGCTGCAAGCTCCATCCGTTCGGACGCGCCGCTTGCGTTTGTAATCTCTCGCGTGAGCTCTCCTGCGCGTGTCTTCGCCGCGTCCAGCGCGGAAGTCTGTTCCATTACCTTGTCCGTAATTTTTGCGTACTTGCCGTCCAAGCTCTCAACGATCTTGTCCTGCTCTTTCAGAAGCGTTTCCTGCTCTCTAATCTGTGCAGCGACTTCGGATTGCCTACTGTATGCAGAAATATACGCATCAGGCGATGAAGACACCTCGCCGGATGTGACCTGCCGCAGCCGCTCAGATTCTGCGCGCAACGATTTCAGCGCAGTTTCTGCCTGCTTTGCGGATTCCTTTGCTGCGTCAAGCTGCGCCTTGATCCCGCTTTGCTCGCCGCTGCTCTTTTTCAGGTCGGTTTCCAGCTTGTCGATTTTTGCCGTAAGCTTATCAAGCTCCCGCTGTGCTTTTTTTGCGTCAACTTCCGCCTGCACAACGATTTTCCCATCTGCCATTTTCTCACCACCTTATTTTGAAATGCCCCATGCGGCGAGAACGTCTTTCTCTGCCTCTGTGTATGTAACTTTCAAATCGATCATATCTCTGTTCTTTCGGTAGAACTCCCGCTCCTGCTTGTCCAGAGGCTTCCCGTGTACCTTTTTGTCTCGAATACGAACAACTTGAGCAAACAGGCAGTCTCCAATCTCCTGATAGAAAGACAGGAACGACCACCAGTGCAGATACTCAAGCGCCCGAACCTCGCATCCAGCGATTCTGTTCACGGGGGCAATAATCATGTCGAAGTCCTGCTCCCATGACATCAGCACGGGTTCTCGCTTCTTTTCTTTGCGTTCTTCCCCACGGTCTATAAACCGAAAACATTTGTTTAGCGCTTCCTGATAGTCGCTGGATGGCATTTCCTCAAAGTCGGGATAGAAGATTCTCAACGATGCCTCCGCCTTGTCCTGCTCGTCCAGCTCGCTATCAACAAGGGCGGTGAGGATATCCAACACCGCCCGATAGTCAGATCGGATTTCGTATTCTGTTCCGTTTACGTTGACCGATGTCGGTAAAGACCAGATTACTTTTTCCATCTTTCCATATATTTCTTGATTCTCGGGTTCATAGCCTTCTGTTCTCTCGCAAAGGTAGTGTCGATCTGGTCGATGATGCCGAGCATCAGATTGCTCCATACAGGCAAACCGTCAGCCAGTGCGAGGACGTTCATAGAGCCGAAAAGAGGCGTGCAAAGCGGAACCCCGAAAAGGCTGTCGATCGTATCGCGCATTTCGTTGCTTTCCCGACGCGCAATCTCAAAGATTTCTTTTTTGTTCGCGTTCTTTTCCACTTCTTCCTGATATTTCCGCTGACGGTCTGCCAATCCGTTAAACACGTCAAAAATTTTCTCTACAATTTCTGCGTCTGTCGGGTTGAACTCGAGCGTTACTTTGTCGTTGATGTTGATTTCTTCAGCGCCAGTTGCAACCTTGATGTCCGTCATCTATCATCCCTCCTTATGCCGCGTCCGGCGTAAACGTGATTTCTCCGTTGGAACCAACCGCCGCAGTGCCGGTGATTCTCTCTCCGCCCGGAGTTACCGTAAGCGGCATACCTACGAAGCCGCCGCCTTCGCCGCCAAGACCTGTCGCTTCGATTGCAGCGCCCTTGTATCTCTCCGCGAAAACAGCCGTTTTCTTCGTGCCTGCGTAATGGTGCACGATAAGAATGTCCTGATTCGCCAGAGCCGCCGCGTTCTGTTCCTTAACGGCGAGGTTCCAGACATGCATAAGCGCAACATCTCCTGCATCGAGTTCGCACGGTTCAAAGTCCTGCGTGATGATGGGCTTTTTCATCGTGGTTCTGGTCGTGCCGAGGATGTCCTTGTTGGAATCCTTCTGCCAGTCGTACTCCATGCTGGAATCCGTGACGCGCGTCCCAAGCGGCGACCACACGGCGGCGGAATCAGTGCCTGTATTCACAAAAAGAATCAAAAGTTCTCTGTCTACAGGCTGCCCAGCAACGGTGTTAAAGGTCATATCTGCCATAGTTAAATCACCTCATATTTCATCTTCATTAAGATTTGATGGTCTTCCCATCCGCCCTGATACACGGCGAATACCGCCGCGCGGCTGACCGCTTCCATGCGACGGACACGAACGCCATTCCCAAGAGACGGATAATTCTGGATCGCCCAATCCCCGAAGCGGTTCAGTACCGCATCAGCTCTCAGACGCTTGTCGTTACTCCCGCCCGGCTTGATACGGGCTATGATCTTGAACTGGTATTCTGCCTCATGCCCGCCGAGCAAGTACCTTTTTGTGATGTACGCTCCTTGAATCACGGACAGAGCCACGCTTGCGGAATCAGCGGCGAGGAACTCATAATTGATGGTTACAGCCGGGAGATCGTCATCCGAAAACGAGTTTACCCAGACCATCATTTTTCTGGATATGTCCTGTTCTTCCTCAGAAGAAACAAGCTTTTTTTCTTTTTCAGAGTCCATTTTTCACCGCCTTATCTGCAACTCGAATCCATTTGTCAAGGTTCTCAGCCTTTGAAGCCTCGAACCAGTGCGCCTGTGCCTGTGCGTGTCCGGACTTGTTAAATACAAGATTTTTGTCGGTTAACACTTTCGTTCCGCCCTTCGGCGCGTATGTGCTCCCGGTCTCCGGATCTACCATGACTTTCCCGTAGTACAAAAATCGCGCATACGGGCCGGGGTAGACAACAGAATTTCCCACAACCTGCGTCCTCTCGTCGAGAGAACCAGTCAGGAACGGCACATATGGGCTTGTGTCCTTCCGCACCTGCGTTGCAACAATATGCTCTGCTTTGGTGCAGGCCTGCGCGAGCTTTTCCAGCAGCGCGTCACATCCGTCTGCCTTTACGCTGAATTTCAGCATTACGAGCCTCCGACCTGCCAGTGCTGCATAGAAGGACTGCCGAAGTCCTTCATGTCCACCTTTGTCACTTTGTACACATCGTCGTAAAGCATCTCGATCTGTTCTTCCGTCTTGTCCGGTTCGACTACTTCGCCCTTCACAAAGAATGTTGTGCCGCCGTTACCGTCCGTGGATAGCGTCCAGATCTTGCTTTTATCAGTTGCCCGCCAGAACTCCTGCGGCCCGACGTAGCGCTTCTCCGCGCCTGTCACGCCGTCTACAGCAACCGCAGAGAACGGAATGTACAGATTCACCGCATCTGCTCCTTCAAGCCCGCTCGCGCGGACGTTAGCGGCTTTCGACGCTTGGAGCATTACGCCGCGAATCACTGTGATGTAGCGCTTCTGCGTGTCCTTGAAATCCTGGTCTTGCTCCTGCGTGACGTTGTAGATGGTTACAGTGTGTGGGGCGTACATGCAAAACACCTGCCTCTGTAAAGAAGCCCGGTATGGGCCAGATATTCACGCGCTACGCTTGCAAGGGCATTCTTCGCCTCTGAAGCTGCTTTCAATGCAGCTACGGAAGAATCGCCGCCGCTGCGAAGCGTCCGGGAATAGCCGCCTACAGTCTCGCTCTGCAATTCTCCTTCTTCAGATGCAAGCCCGGCGGACACATTCTTTCTGGCAAGCTCCTGCGCCGTGTCGATCAGCATATACTGATCGACCAGAGCGCAGCAGCACATTTTAACGGCTTCGAGATCCGCGTAGTCTTTTACTCGGTTCTGCGTGTAATAATCGAGGAAGGAGCTAGCGCGGACGGCCAGACGCTGGAAATCCTCTTCACTCACGCTGCCGTAGTAGCAGCCAGAGTAAAATTCAAAATCTGCGTAAGTCATCAGCGCCGCCTCCTTATCACTTTGCCGTCACGCTCGCATTGCCGCTCTTAAGCGCGTGGTAATTTCCGTCGCACTCAACCACTGTCACGGTCTGGCCGCTTGCAATGGTCAGGTCGCTCTTGCCGTCCCAATCGTTCCAACCGGCAACATTGTCACCGTAAGCGACGGTCGCGGCAGAGGCACCGGACGCATACTTATACTTGTTACCCGCCGCAGCCTTTGCCGGAGATACGGTCAGCTTGATATCGCCGCTCTTAGATCCAGCAGCAGAGGTGACCGTCAGGGAACCGAGCGTGCCGTTGTCGATGGTGCCGACGACCACGCCGTCAATGCGCTCGGCAAAAAGCTCCATGCCGTTAATGACGGTGTCCGATGCGGTCATGTTGGTGTAATCGGGTTCCTCGTGGATGCCAATGTAGCCGGTTGCGTCGGTAGTGAAGTCGAACACCTCGCCGAGATCAGCGCCGTTCACGGGAATGTAGTACAGGACAACGTTGTCTTTGGCGGTGGCATAAATCTTTCCCTTGGGAACGCTGGAATTGAGGATCACAGTGCCAAGCCCGAGGAAGTTCTCGACGTAAGTCATGCCGAATGCGGTCTGCAAGGTGATGTTGGCCGTAGACAGGTAATCCGCAACGTCCAGCGGATTCATGAAGTAGACCGCGCCGATTTCGTCATCCTCGAAAAGAACCTGCAGATTGCCCCAAGCCTGCGCAAGAACAGTCTGGAAGTTCTTACCGCTCACTGCGCCGGTGCCGGTCGAGAGGAAGTCGAAAAAGCTCTTGCGGATGCCCTTCTGCACATCCTTGAGCATTTCATCGGTGGTCATTTCCACCGCCTGATCGTAGCCACGGTCGGTGATCGCCTCGGCAGAGGTGGCCTTGCGCCACTTCTTGAGCGTGATCTCCTTGTAGTTCACAGCCTCGGTCTTGTACTTGCTCAGGGGAATGGTTTCACCTTCCGCCACGGCACCATCTTCCAGCGTGCCGGTAGCCTTGTAGCTCTTGAGCACGGTGCCAGCCTGCTTTGCGATTTTGCGGGTAACGCCAAGAGCCTCCATCAGCTTCTTGATGGAATAGCCAAACATTTCGGTAAATTCGATCTCGCGCACGCGCGCGAGGTCAGCTTTCTTAATCAGTTTCGGATCAGCAGCCATTTTTAGTCTCCTTTTCTAAACAAATCCATATTTGCGGCGATTGCAGCGCGCCGCTCCGCTCTGTCTGTGATTTGCATGATCTCGTCTTTTGTCATTGCTTTGCCGTCGTTGTTGAAACGTGCGCCCATGTCCACACGGACAGAAGGCTTGGAGACAAGTCCCTTGTAAGTGCCGTCGATAAGTGCATCGAGGCTCTTTGTGTCCTTGATTTTCTCACCGTCCATCTCCAATGCGGTCATTTCCTCGCCGCACCCGCGCATGGCAAGATCGAGATTTGCGCCTGTGATATTTTTGCTTTCAAAGTAAGCCCGAACAGCCCTTTCCTTTGCCGCCTTGCTTTCCTTTGCTGTAATGCCGGATTTATAAGCCTCGAAGTCCGAGTGTTCCTTTTCGTACTTCTCCTTATATCCGCCATCGCCCGCCTCCTTTAGGTCGTCCAACTGCTTTTGAACGTCGGGCAGTTTCTCCGCATCAGACTTGTACTTGCTGACATCAGCCTTCAAGCCGTCTACGGTATCGGTATGTGCTTCAATGATGGTGTCCACCTGTTCGTCGGTGAGTCCCATGCCTTTCAGTAATTTTCTGGTCAATGCCATTTCTATCTTCCTTTCCTTTGTCCGCAGTTCGTCGCGGCGATAGATTGTATAAAAACCGCAGTGCTTCGCGGGTTTTACCTGTAAATTATTTGTAGAAAACTTTTGTTCTTTCTGGTTGCTCCGGCAATCCCGCCGCCTTACTGAACCTGCTATATTCTGCGCTCAGCCGCCGAAGCTTTATGTTTGCGGCGGTCGCGTCCTCGGAAAGCCCAGCTTCTTTGTATGCGTTTCTAAGCTTCTTCTGCGCGCGGATTTGTCGTTCTATTCGGCGTTGCATCTGCGTCGCTTCATAGGCTGTGTAAGTCTTTCCGTCAAACGTGCAGCCAAGACCATCGTCGATATGATCAAGCTGTTCATCGGTGTAAGTCCGCTCCGAAACTCCCGGAACATATGGGTATTTGTGATGCCTACAGTTTGCGCCTGTCAGACCGTCAACATATCCGTAACCAGTCGTTTCCACAAGGTCATCGTAAAGCCCCAGCGGGTCAGGTTCGCCGCTTTCGCTCTGGTAATAGACTTTCCCTTGCCATTCCTTGTGGCTTGACCACGGCGAAGCACCCGGCTTGTCACGCGCCCCAGAGTGCGCAGACACTTCAAAGTATCTCGTCTCAAGGTACTCGGCGCTTTGGTTTGTGTACTGGTCGCAGATCTGGTTCACGCCAGTCATGACAGCTCTCCGAACAGCAACGTCGATGTTGTCAACGTGTCCGCTTTCGTAGTTCACGACTTTCAACCCACCTGCAAGCTGCTGCACCGCAGACTTGATCGCTTGATTGTAGTTAATAGCACCGCTTTGAATCTGCATGACAGCTGAATCCAACGCCCACTGATATGCACGCGCAGGCGGGAGCCTCGTCCGCCCATTGTTTACCAGAAAGCCCATAGACTGCGTGATATTTCGCAACGTTTGCCGAGTTTGTTCGTAAACCGCCCACGTGTCTTCTACGCTCACCAGCGTTTCAGGCTGTGTCAGTCCCGCCATGTCGATAACCGATGTGTAATACTTCTGGTTTCTGGCAATAACATCGTCGAAAAGCTCATTGAGATTCTTCTCGCTGATTCCAGAAGTCTTGCGGATTGCTTTTTCAATCTCCTTCGTGTCGATACCATGCGAACGCAGCGCTCTGATTGCCTGAACAGTCACTTCGTTCAGCTGATCTTTCAGCGCAAGCCTACTGCATATCTCATCGAGAAGCGTATCTTCCAAGCCACGGAACAATTCTGCCAGTTCTTCTGGGAGCGCGTCAAGGACTTCCGGCTGAAACGGATATTTCATTCGCTTTCCTCCGTTTCACAATCTCGTCATAGTGCGGCTTCACGCGGATAATGTTCCAATCGCATTCTTCCGGAACTTTTCCGTAGAATATCACCCATTCCGGAGATAGCCGCTTCATCATTTCCTCGTAGCCGCGCAGGAACAGGCGCTTGCTTTCAGCGTTTGCCTGCGTTCCCACCGAGGAAACCGCAACAACACCACCGACAGGTTCCCCGTCAAAGCACCAGTCATAGCTGCTCTCATCGCTCCATGAGATTGTCGGATAAACCGTCATTCCGTGGAGCTGCCAGTATGCCGCAAGCCAGTGTTTACGATAGTGATTGTATACCTGCATTGCAAGCGGCATATCTGTGTATGTGGAAAAATCAGGCGCGCATACCGCTGCAAACTGCAACAGCTTCGGAATGTACTTGTCCGGTGTGTTCCAGTGGCGGATAAACTGATAATCGTCCACGAAGAAATGCACGATCTTTCTTGCAGGTTCTTTCTCCGCATAGTGATAATTCACCGGAATAAATTCGCCTTGCGGATATATCTTAATTGGCTCGATCTGAGGAATTCCGTACTTCCCGACACCGGGAAATGCAAATTTATCGAGATTCTCAAAATTAATCATTTCTTCCCGTGGACAGCTATATTAAATGCTTTTTTCTGCCACTCTGGAGCTTCCTTTTTCATCGCCCCGCCCTTGCTTGCAATCTTCCTGTAACGATCATACACAACTCGCGCATAGAACGCTTTTTGTTTCTTCCCCTCTTTGCTATCTGCCTTTATGCCCGTTTTGTACCCATCCAACAGCTGCTGGTAAAAGCTATCCGGCATGATTTTGGCTATCTCGTATATTCGTGGGTTTATATCTATTTCGATTGTTTTATTTTGGGAATCATAAGAATAATATACCTTGTGCGATTCTTTCTCGTATACATCCTTGTATTCCGAATACGGCACCCTAATTCTTTGCTCCGTAGGGATAGTTGCGCTGGAGTTTGCAGTCCCGCCTCCTACACCGGCTCTTCCTCCCCCCGCGCCAGTTCCGCCTCTACCGCCCATTACTCTACCTCCTGTTGCTGTTCAGTTACCATGTCACGCGCCTTCGGCAGCGCCGCCTTTGCTGTCGCCTCGTCCTCGTTCATCCACTTCATGCGGAACTCCCAGTCGTTCATGATCCCAGCGTTCAGCAGCTGCATATCGCGCAGGAAGTCCGTCTGCTTGTCCTCAATGATTGAATCGTCAAAGTCAACAGAAATCTGCACTTCCTCATTCAGGCCAGCTTCCATGTACCTGTTCCCCATGCGGAGCAGCGTCCTGCAAAGCTCTGTGATTGCCTGTTCAAGCAAAATCTCATGCTTCTTGATCGTTCGGAACATGGTACTGTTCTCGCTGATAACCTGCGTTGCTGTAGCAATACTTCCCTGATCGAATTTGTAATGATTTTCACCGAAGCCGCACTTGCTGGACAGGATATTCAACATATCCTGCATACCGGTGTTGAACTCCTCGGTACGAAGCGTCATGTCAACAGACTGCAAGATGTTCCCGTTGTTCGCCCTGTCTTCTGGGAGGACGTAATACACAGTCTCACGCTTATCAAATACCGGTCTGCCGTTCACGTCCCGAGTTGCTTCCGGCTGCACCACAATTCGCTTTTTGCCAAGAACAAACTCATTCACGTAGCTGTCATATGTAATATCAACGCTCTTGAGCTGGTCGATGGCATATGCAAACACAGCCACACCAAGTGGGTTATTTTCATCGGAGTTCGCAATATTCAGCCTGTCAATGACAAACTGTGGCTTGTCGCTCCCTGTGTGTACAACAGGCGGGATTGTTTCAAAGCCCTTTACACTGGTCAGAGGGACTTCTTCGGAATCATACAAATGGTTCTCGATGTCGTACTCGCCGCCGTTCAGCCTGTGAACTTGAATGTATGTGTACTCTGTATCGTCAACCTTTTTTGTAGAGGCGAACGCACACTCCCTGATGATTCCATTGTCCCATGTCAGGGGATAAATGTTCGGCGCGCTGACATAGTTGATACGGATGCGCCCAGAATCAACAATTTCAGAAGTGTCCGGATTGATGGACATTCCCTCAATGACCGGAACATACGCGATCGTTCCAAGTGCTGCTTTTCGCTCCTGCGATTCGTTCGCCTTTACCTCCCAATTGTTTTCCGAGAGAATCGTGTCTACGAACTCCTGCTCCTTTTTCCCCTCGAGCGTGATGTTTACCCGCTCGTTCATCAGAAGGTTTGCCCAGTCCTCGCATACCTTTTTCGCCATGCTTACGGAATATCTGTGGCACTCCAATTCTTCTATGCCATTCCACACCGTGTAGCTGTGGAAATCCTCAACATTCCCTTTGTACCAGTCTCCCCACACACAGATCAGCTTGTAGAAATCAATGCCAACTGTATCGAAGCCCAGCTCATTTAATGCTCTGCGTATGTTCACTCTTTCACCGTCCTATCATATGCCCGGCGCGCTCCAGGTCTTTGTAATAAGGCTCTATACTGTACTCAAACGCATCGAGGCTATCAATATCGGATGTCCCATCGTCAAGACGCTCGTCCTCGAACTTATCCGGGTCATAAATTGCTGATTGGAACGCATCGATCAAATGCGGGCAGTTCCGCGAAACCTTGAGCCTTCCTTGCTTCATCAGAAGCACGACAAGCCTGATTCTGTCCGTGATCTGCATTTTCAGCGCGTTCTTGACTTGGGTTCCCAGCCGGAGTTTTTGCGCCGTGTGATCTAAACCTCGTATAAGCACCGTTTCCGCGCTATCTGCTCGCGTCTGGCTGTAACCATACTTTGATGTTATCAGTTGACAGAACGTAGCAAAACGCCGGTTTAACGCATCTGGGTCAATCTCTTCGTTTTTGATGTATTCTTCTTCCAACGCCACAACCCGGAAATCTTTTGTGATCCCGGTAGCTTGAAATTTCGTTGCAGACTTCGTTCCACCGAAGTCAACGCCAAGGGAAATAACAGAGAACTTTGTATCGTTTTCTTCCGCCCATTTTATAGGATCATCAATCAGATACTTTTCTGTGTCGTTGGCAAAGTCCTTGTAAACAATGCCCTCCGCAGCTACCCAAATCCCGCGGATGTAGCGATCATAATAAACGGTTCCTTCGTACTCGCGTTTCAGATTTTCTACAAACGCAGGCGGCAAAAATGGGTTATCGTCTATCGTGTATGTCTGGCTGAAAATGTCCGCGTTGCTATCAAGGAATTTTTTCAGCCAGTGGTCAGGATATTGCGGATTGAACGTCCCATCAAAACAGGAGTATTCCTTATCAAGACGGCTTTTTAGCAGCGCGAA